TTATCATTACGTGGCGTTTAGTCGCTTATATATACAAATCGTACAACAAAAAAATAAGCGAGTTGAGTAAACGAATGAAGACGTTGGAGACACAAAACGAGATATACATTGATTTTATTATGAAATTGAATGATATTTTGAATAAACGTGATACCCAAGATACAGATTGATGGAGGTCGAATGATTGAGTAGAAATGATTATCTCATAAACGAATTAGACAGGAAGTTTGCGAATTACCCGAATTACAATAGAGAAATCGCGATTCGAAAAGAAGAACTAAAAATGAAAGAGGCTGATGAGAACATTGGTGGCGGTAAAGGGAATATTCGTAGCAATCCTGTTGAACAGCAAGTAATTAAAGAGTTATCTGATCCGTACATTGTCAATCGGCAGCTTTGGAAGAAATGTGTCAAAGAGACACTGGAAGGACAAAGCTCTGAAATCAGAATGCTTATGGAACTAAAGTATTGGGGGGAAGATAGCTGGATGGATTGGGTATCTTTTGGTAAAAAGCATGGATACGCTAGAACACCTATATATCGAATTAGACAAAAGGTTCTATCTGATTTTGGTAGACGCATAGGCGAAATAAATTAATTTGGGAAAGAATCGTGTAGTTTTCCCGTGTCAATAGGGGCTAAAATGATAGAGTAGATAATTCATCAAGCAGACGACTCAAACTAACTTTATTGGCATGAAGTTTCTCCTTATACCTCTTAACATACAAACGTTTAACTTGGTGGAATATTCTCTTTTTGACTACACTGCCACTCCGCGGAAACAGAGAAGGCAACATCTGCACAATGTATCCAGCGAGCTTTTAGGTGCAGTTAGAAGCTCATTGGCGGCACAAAATAAATAAGAATGGAGTTGAAAGACTTCGTTTTCTTTAAAGTTCACGTGCCGTCTTATTATTATGTCGCTGCTGATGAGGCGGTTCAGCGGGTCGCTCCCGTGTGTTGCAAGGTTCGAATCCTTGCCAGTGACTTAATTGAGGCTAGTATCTAGGAGAGCTAGTGTGGAGGATACCCACAGGTAGGACATACTGCAGTCCGCTATGATGAATTCATAGGTTAGTCACTGTGGCGGAAGGATTAACGCATAAGTAGCCAATGCTAAAAACGTAGGGCGTTGGAGCTTATTAAGGGATTGACAGGTGACGACTCTTTCCCGATGAGCAAGGTTTGATTCCTTGTCAGTGACTTAGACGAAAGGTAGCTTGAATATTAACCACATCAGCATCGTCAGCGAGCTGATAAAGGTAACTAGCAGACTCTAGGATTTAAGCCAGTCTTACCGATTAGTCTATTATAGTAGCAAGCTTGCTAGAGGTAGCTCCTCCGAGTTGACGTGTAGTTTAGTAGGGACAGAACGACTTCATTATCAGAAGTAGGGGCAGGATCGAGACCTGTCACGTCAATAAACATTAAGTTGGACTTGCTAGGAACACGGTAAGTTGCTTGCGTGAGGCTTTGAATCACAGCGTTTGCCAAGGTCAGGGGCGTTATTCTGATCCAGTGTTCAACATTGCCTATCTAGTCATAGGCTTAGGGACGAAGGTGCCCAAGGAACATCGGGACATAAGCGCCCACAAATAGCAACCGAGGATGATAGTGAAGGGAATTGCGAGATAAGTTAACAGCTTATCGTGTAGGTTGCTAATACATAATCAAGATCACTCACCCGAGTGGTCTTTTTATTTTGGTCAAGGAGCGATTGAAATGGAAAAAGAGCACAATAATAAATTAGGTCTTTTAAGTATTTTGACAATTATCTTTGTTATAGCTAAGTTGCTTGGATTAATCCATTGGAGCTGGCTGTTAGTATTTGCGCCGACTTTGATTGGCATAGGTTTATGGATTTTGATTATGTTAGTCGCCATAGTCATTGTGGCAGTATCAGGTGAATAATATTTACAACAGGACAAAAAAAGGAGGGACGAAAATGTATCGCCCACAATATCTCGAACAACGATATGAAGAAACTTATATTTATGCCGGTTCAGATTTAGAACCTTACCTAACAATTCGAAAGCCAATAAAGAGTAATACATATAAACGTAAAGAAAACAATGAAGTCACTAGGCGATACAGAAGAAAGATACATCGAAGAAAGGACTGATCCAATTGAGAAACCACTGGTACATTTCATTGGCGGGGAACTATCCGCAGCGCGCAATGTCTGCGCAGATAGCAAAGCGTTATACCATTGTTGAACTGACGGACGAAGCGACGCCGAATGAGATTGATCAGTATAAGCTGGTTCTCGTTGGTATCGGTTGGTTTAATGACAAACACATTCAAGAGAATATAAAGAGGTGGCTGAGATGATCTATCTAATTTATAAAGGAACTGGTGACTACTATGCAGATGCAAATTGATCCGTTTGGAATTGAGTCAATTACCTCAGCTTTAAAAAAGCGAAAAATAATGAATGAACAGATAAAAGAAATCAATGAATCAATCAATAAGATGAAGAGGTGGCAGCGTGAGATAGAACGCTCTAATAAACAAGAACCTAACCTACTAGAAATCAAACTGAAGGATACTGATTCAGTACCAGAGGTTTGGTACCGCGGTGAGCGTGTAGACGAATTGCCTAACGGGCTAGTCGATGTGTATATGCACTGGCATACATGCGAAGCGGATAAACCAACTAAGTTAATGGCTATTCTTGAGTATGTCGAAGGTACTGATATAGACGCCAAGAGGATAGAAGTATACATCGATGAAGAAGGAGAGCGCGGAAGCTTTAACTTATTGAAAGATGAAATAGATGATTGAAGTATCGACGAGGCAGGATCGTGCGAACTTCTACGGATCATCAACGTGGCGTAAGCTAAGGCAAAAGGTATTAGAGCGAGATCACTATGAATGTCAGTGGTGCAAGGACGAAGGCAAGGTAGTTAGTATTAACGATACTATCTTAGAGGTCGATCACATTAAAGAGTTAGAACATTATCCTGAACTCGCAACTGATATGGATAATCTTCGAACACTTTGTAAAGACTGCCACAACAAGCGCCACGGTCGGATGAACTATCGAGGGGCTGAAAGGAAAAGAAAGTGGGAGGATGAATGGTGGTAAAGAGCAAAAGTCACAACAAGCAACTACTTGGATGCGTCTACCTAGAGACAAAGGATTCTGAGCAGAAAACAATGATTGGAGAGGATAGAATGATGGTCGAAACAAACAGCAAAGACAAGGCTATAGAATGGTTGGAAGCAAGTATAAGAAAATTAGAAAGCTTTAAGGCTTTTGTTGAAGATGGGTCAGTAATTGTTTCAGGAGGATACTTTGATGACAATTATCCAGTTCCAATGGAGGAAGAACTAACGGAAAATAATATTTCATTGTCGATAGACTTCATTGAGAAAAAATAAAAACCCCCCGGGTCAAAAATTTTGGGGTAAAAAAATCTAACGGAAAACCGGTGGATGGGTCAACTCCACAGATCTATTGATGATACGCGTATAACCCCCCCTCCCCAGAAGAAAGGAAGTGATTGGATGGCGGATTTAAAAATCAGAAATGAAAAGGTAGCAGCTGAGGAAAAACGATTGAATGACTTATTTTACGATCTTGCAGATGACAAGAAAAAAGTCGTTTCTGGATTAGTAACTCAAGCAGCTAGATTAAAAATTTTGTTAGATGAAATGTGGATTGATATTTCTGAAAAAGGAGATTATGAATTATTCTCACAGTCAGAAAATCAGATTCCTTACGAAAGGGAGCGGCCAGTTGCTAAACAATATAATGCACGAGATCAATCGTATCAGCGGATTGTCAAGCAGTTAACAGACTATTTGCCAGAAGAAAAACGAGAAGCAGCTACCACTGCAGCTTTGGATGGTAGTGATCTCTTATGACGTTGCTACAACCCTATTTTTTTGACGAATACGTGGACTTGTACGAGCGAGGTGCTATCCCGTTTAACAAGGAACGCATTCAACTAGTCGAGTATTTAAAAAAAGAAGTTCTGGTCCGAGATGATTTATATTTCGATAATGAAATGATTCAAAAATTTATTTTATATGCTGAGAAAAATTTTTTTCCTTTAGCAAAGTATCAAAAATTCATGACACCTTTCATTTTTCTTTACAAAAAAGAAGATGACGAGGTGTTTTTTAATGAAATTTTGAACTCGATCGCACGTGGTGGTGGTAAAAATGGTTTTATGTCAGCTAGAGATTCGTTTTTTATTTCCCCACTTTACGGAGTTCGAAACTACGATGTGACGATTACAGCCAATTCCGAAAAGCAAGGGAAAGTGAGTTTTAAAGAAGTTTACGAAACCGTTCAAGCAAAACGTTTAGAACAGCAATTTTACCTGACAAAAATGGCAATCACGAACCGAGTTACGAATTCTATCTTTAGTTATCGGACAAATAATCCTAAAACCATGGATAGTGCCCGTGATGGTTGTCTTGAATTTGATGAAATCCATATGTTTGAAAACTCGGATATTGTTGATATCCAGCGAAGTGGATTAGGGAAAATCAAACATCCACGCACATTTTACAACGGTACAAACGGGCATGTTCGAGAAGGTTTTTATGACCGAACATTAGAACGAGCACAAAAAATTTTTACTGGTGAAAACAAGAATGATCGTTTATTCCCTTTTATATGCAAACTGGACACGATCGAAGAAATGGACAAGCCAGAATTGTGGTCGAAAGCGAATCCGATGTTTGAAGAAGAATCATCCTACGCAAAACGCCTGTATTCAACGGTTATGGATGAATACTTGAAATTAGAAGAAGAACCCTCTGGCCGCCGTGAGTTCGTTGTAAAACGGATGAATTTTACAGAAGGTGACATGGAAACGGATATCACTACACATGATAAATTAATGGCTACCGATCAACCTATTGGTGATTTGAAAGGAAAATCATGTGTGGCTGGTTTTGACTATGCCGAAATTCGGGATTTTGCAAGTGTTGGGCTGTTGTTTAAACGTGAAGAGAAGTTTATTTGGATGCAGCATAGTTTTGCACGAAAAGAGTTCTTAGATACATTCAAAATTAAAGCACCGATAAAAGAATGGGCGGAAAAAGGTATATTCACAATTGTGGACGCGCCGTCTATTTCTCCCCAACTACTGATTGATTGGTTGAACGAAAAGCGTGAACTGTATCAAATTGAAATGGTGTGCGCGGATGGTTACCGAATGGATTTACTGCAACCGTTACTTGAAAAAGAAGGGTATAACTATGAGTTCATTCGAAATATTCGTGGCGTGCAATCGAAAGTGGCGCCAATTATTGAAGATGGTTTTGCGAACGAAAAATTTATTTTTGGCGATGATCCATCGATGCGATGGTACACAAATAACAGCTATGCAAAAGTAGACAAATCAGGAAATAAAACATTCTTGAAAAAAGAACCAGTCCGTAGAAAGACAGATGGTTTTCATGCCTTCTTAGCGGCTTTATATAAACGAGAAGAAATTCAAGATGTTGATTTAGAAGGTTTTTTTGACATGATGGAAAATTGGGACTTTTAAAGCAGTGAAGGGGGGTGTGTAAATGGGAGTATTTCAATCGTTTTTTGATATTTTCAAAAAAAATTCAGAGATTGAATCAAGCTATGATTTTGATGCGTTAATCGATGAATACCATACACTTTACTTGAAACACCTAGCCGTCGATACGTGTGCTGAGTTTTTAGCTCGGTCTTTTGGGCGTTCAGAATTTAGGATTCGAAAAAATGGGGAACCGCTTAAAAATGAATGGACGTATTTGCTGAACGTCCGACCGAATTTAGACCAATCTGCATCATCATTTTGGCAACAAGTCGTTTATAAGTTGATCACGCAAAATGAGGTTTTAATTGTTTTGTCTGATGATGACCAATTATTAATCGCAGAAAGTTATGTCAGAAAAGAATATGCGTTGTACGAAGATTATTTCGAAAGCGTGTGGTTGAAAGGGTATGAGTTCAAACGAAAGTTTCCAATGAGTGAAGTGATTTTTCTCCAGTATAACAACAATGATTTGAGTCGATATGTACGTGGCCTGTATGAAGACTACGCCTCTCTCTACAATCGCATGGTTGAAGTGGCAATGCGCAACCATCAGATTAGAGCAACTGTTACTGGTAAAGAAGGTCGCGGTTTTGATGACAAGTTACAAAAGAGAGCACAATCGTATATTGATAAGGTTTATGCGAAATTCAGCAAAGAATCTATTGCAATTGTCCCGGTGCAAGCCGGACTCGAGTACAACGAACTAACAAATACAGTTGGAGAAACGAATCAGTCGATTGATGAACTGAAAAAGCTAAAACGACAGTTCGTGGATGAAGTCGCTGATATTTTAGGGATCCCTTCTACAATCTTGCATGGTGAATTAGCAGATTTAGAAAGTGCGCAAACAGTATTGAATAAATATTGTTTGAAGTCATTAAATAAAAAAATTGAAGATGAGTTAAACGCTAAAATCATTGATAAAACTGAATTTGTTAATGGGACGGAAATCAAAGTTGTAGGCGTGGATAAAAAAGATATTTTCGATCTGGCTGATGCGGTAGATAAATTAATTTCAAGTGGCGGATTCAATCGAAATGAGATTCGAAAAGAAGTCGATTATGAAAGTATTGATGGTGGCGACGAGTTTTACATCACCAAAAACTATGAGAAGGCAGCGAAAGGAGGGGAGGAAGTAAATGACGAAACTGGAAATTAAAGGAACGATTATTTCGAACAATCAAAAATGGATCTACGATTTGTTCGAAATGGATAGCACCGCACCGCGTGACATTGTTTTACCCGAAACCAATGAACCATTAGAAATTGTGATTAATTCGGGTGGAGGAGATGTCTATGCTGGAAGTGAGATATACACGGCTTTGCGTGCATATCAAGGTGAAGTGACAGTGAAAATTGTAGGGATTGCAGCTAGTGCGGCAAGCGTTATTGCGATGGCTGGTAGTTCAATTGAAATTAGTCCAACCGCCCAAATTATGATTCACAATGTTTCTAGTGGTGCAAGCGGTGATCACAGAGCGTTGGCTCATGAAGCAGAAGTCTTAAAGAACTATAATTTGTCAATCGCGAATGCTTATATCGGTAAAACGGGTCTTGAAAAAGAAAACTTACTTGAACTAATGAATCATGAAACCTGGTTGACAGCAGAACAAGCAGTAGAGAAAGGCTTTGCGGACAAAGTGATGTTTCAAAACGAAGAAGCACCTTTACTAGTCGCAAGTGTCTCGCCGGTTATTCCGCCAGACGCGATTTCAAAATTAGCAGAAAAGTTAAAACCGCAGTTTGATTTAGATGAATTAGCAAACAAAGTAGCAGAAAAACTAAATACTGAAAAACAAGAATCGATTGAACCAGAAAATGCTGGTTTGAAACGGTTCTTTTTTTAATACAAAAAATAAGGAGGTCATACTGAATGACTATGAAACTATCAAACGAATTTAAAACAATTCGTGACAACTTTTTAGCTGCTGTTAATAATAATGAGCCAGCTGAAAAACAAAATGAACTTTACGGTGCAATGCTCGATGAACTGCTGAACGAAGCAAAAAAACAAGCACGTGCTGAAGCAGAAGGGCTGATTGCTGCTAATCCGGCAGACGCAAAATTATCTGCTCGTGAGCGTAAATTTTTTAATGCTATCAGCACGGACGTCGGTTATAAAGAAGAAAAATTGTTGCCGCAAGAAACCATTGATCGAATCTTTGAGAACTTAACTACTGCCCATCCACTATTAGCTGAAATCGGTTTAGTAAACGCAGGGCTACGATTGAAATTCTTGAAATCTGAAACAAGTGGTGTTGCTGTATGGGGAAAAATCTTCGGCGAGATCAAAGGTCAGTTAGATGCAGCGTTCAGTGAAGAAGAAGCAATTCAAAGCAAATTGACGGCGTTTGTAGTTGTTCCTAAGGATTTGAAAGACTTCGGACCAGCTTGGATTGAATCATTTGTGGCTACTCAAATTGATGAAGCTTTTGCAGTGGCTTTAGAGGCTGCTTTTTTATCAGGAGATGGAAATGACAAGCCGATTGGTTTAAATCGTCAAGTTCAAGAAGGTGTAGCCATTACTGGTGGTGTTTATCCAGAAAAAACTTCAATGGGCGATTTAACATTTGCTGATTCAGCAACGACTGTTAAAGAACTAACGAATGTTTACAAACATCATTCAACTGACGAAAAAGGTCATGCAGTTGCTGTAGATGGAAAAGTTGTCATGGTAGTTAATCCTAGTGATGCTTGGGATGTCAAACGTCAATATACTTCATTAAATGCGCAAGGAGTATATGTAACTGCGTTACCTTACAATTTGAAAATTGTTGAATCATTAGCGCAAGCAACTGAAAAAGTTTTAACGTTCGTAAACGGCCGCTACGATGCATATATTGGTGGGGGCATTACTTTACGTAAATACGATCAAACATTGGCAATCGAAGATTTAGATCTATACACTGCTAAGCAATTTGCATACGGAAAAGCTAAAGATGATAAGGCTGCTGCAGTGTGGGGATTAAAAGTATCCGAGGGAAAATAGAGTCCCCCGCAGTTATTAATGTTGAACCGACAAGCGACGGAGCAACAATTGCACTGCAATAGAAAGGGGCGTTTCTATTGGATGAGAAATTGCTAAAGGATTTTAAATCGCGGATGCGAATCTTTCATGCTGCTGACGATGACAACTTAGAAAATATTTTGGAAAGTTCAAAAGTAGCTGTTAAGCGATGGTGTGGGACTGACGATGTTTCAAATCCTGAAATTCGCGAACTCGTGATTGAACGCAGCCGATATGTCTACAATGATTCGTTAGAATTTTTCAATGATAACTTTCAATCGGAATTGATGGCTGTCTCTTTAGCAAATTATGAAGGGGGAGCTGATGGCGAAGATGGAGTACCAGAAACCAAAAGTCAATAACGGAGCTATGAGAACACCTGTTGAATTTTTTCAATATCGACCGCATAAAGGCCCTGAGCCAGGCGAGCAAGAGAAGCAAACCATTTTTAATTGTTTTGCTGAGATCTATAACCCCTCAATGAAAGACTTGGAAATTTTGAACTCAAAGACGACTAAACAAGCAGTAACTCTCACGATTAGAGATCCGCAAACTGACTACATTGTTTCAAACAAGCATTATGTGGAGGTTATGGATCGGAGATATTCAGGCATTCGTTGGAACATCGTTGACGTTCGAAATGATTTCACTGACAACCGATTCATCACGATTTTATTAGCGGTGTATGGCGATGAATAATGTTGATTTTAAAGGCGTAAATGAGACCTTACGAGCGATTGAAAACCGTCTAGGTGACAAGAAAGTCAGGTCAATAGCTCGAAAAGCTATCAATTCTGGTGCTGAAAAAGTCGAGAAACGACTACAATCTGACATGCTCGTTTTCAAAGATACTGGCTACACAATTGATGAAGTTGTCCGTAAAAACGCAACGTACAGAAACTACAAAGCTGAGGCTGAGATAGGATGGAACGGACCCCATCAGCGGTACAGGCTTATTCATTTGAACGAATGGGGATATACGAGAAACGGTCGTCAAATAAAACCACGTGGGTTTGGCGTCATCACAAAATCGTTAAAGAATTCTGAACCCGTGTACTTCGAGACATTGGCATCGGAGGTAAAGAGAAACCTATGAAAGATATGCTTGTTAATATCTATGAATTGCTGTGTAACAATGAATACATCAAAAACATGACGTTCAATGATGAAACAGAAGAATATCGCATCAAGTATTACGAACAACCAGAAACGGCGGATAAAACTGGACCGTTCATTACAATTAGACCTGTGGACGTCCCAAACGAAGCCTATCACGGAAGCGATAAAGAACTTTCTATTGAACATCTAATCCAAATTGATGTTGAGTCTAAATACAGAGCAACATGCAAACAAATGCAATATGAAATTAAAAAAGAGATGAAGAAGCTCGGCTTTGGCCAAGTGAATGGTCAAGGGTTAGACGAATACTTTTCGGAGACGAAACGTTTTGTCGACGCTCGAAGATATGACGGGAATACACGAATTTACGATACACAATATTAAAACAGAATAACAGGAATTAAGACACGAAAACTCGTGTCTTTTTTTGTTGTTAAAAAAATTGAAAGAGAGTGATTATATTGACATCAGTTGGATTTAAAAAAATGACAATCGGAATTTTTGATAAGGACGGTAAAATTCCAGCAGCTAATCAATTTGTTATTGAAGGAAAACAAGATAAAGGGGCAACGGTATCTGCTGAAATTAGCGGTTTATCAAAAGAAGCAACAAAAGTTTATGGCTCTAATATTCCGTATTACATTTCTCAAAAAGGTACGGGAGATATTTCCGCAAACTTCGGATTACTAGATTTACCCGAAGGAGTTAACGATAAAATTCTGGGGTATAAAACGGATGATACAAATGGATTTAGCTTCTTAGGAGAAGATACAGAGCCTCCATATTGCGCTGTTTTAATGGAATCCGAGGACTTAAGCGGGGAAACAGCAATGCTTGGATTATTTAAAGGGAAATTCAGTCGTGAAGCGATTAACCTTAACACAACAACAAACGATGCTTTTGAACCTGAAGCGGAAGAATATGTATTCGCTGCGATTACTAATGACAAAGACGGTGATGCTAAAGGACAATCCTTAGTTAAGTTTGTCGGAGATGACGAAACAAAAATCACTGCGCTAAAAGCATTGGTATTTCCAGCGGGGGAGTAACAAGCCCGGTCGTTGGGACAGTTACCCCGACGACAACAGGGGCAACAATCGCATTAAGTTAGGAGAATGAGTGTGGTAGATACATTTAGAATTTATAAAAAAGATGGAACAAAAGTAGCGGAGGGCGCAAGTCCTCTTTCTATCACCAATATTGCAGCGAATACACAAGTTGCAAAGGGTGATTATCAAGCAACTCGGTTGGTTAAAGGTGTAGAATCGGGGAAAGTTGATATTCCAGCATTTAAGACACTGGCTGAGCAAGAACCGGAAACACCCGGCTTTGATCCTGAAGGAGACGTAAAGCCAACAAATGACAATACTGTTGAAGAAATTAAAGCATGGTTGACAGCACATGGTATTGATTACACCGGAAAGACGCTTAAATCAGATTTGCTTGCATTAGTACCAGCATAGTTTTTTTAGAGGACTGTAGTAGTCCTCTTTTTTATTTGAAAATATTAGGAGGAAATCATAGATGGCACAAGTTCGAATTGAATTAAAAAATAAAAAAGGCAAAAAAGAAGTCTTTGAGAAATTAGAAACAACCGGGAAAGACTATCGTTTAGCTTTGCAAACAATTAAAAAATTAAATGCAGAAAAAATCATGGTGTGGGATCAGTTAGATATTTATTTAGCTTTTGCAGTGGAAATTTTCAAAGCAGACAAATTGACCTCTGATCAAATTTTAGATGGGTTGCCTTCTGAAACAACTCGCGAAACATTAGACGGTCTATTAGGACAGGTAATGGGCGTTGAGGATGATCCTGATCCAGATGCAAAAAAGTAACCCCAGAAGAAGCGGAAGAAATGTATATGGAACTGTGTAGAGAATTAACGAAACAGGGATGGTCTCTCTCTGATATTGAAAATAATTCTTTTGACACGTTAATTGAAATTGCTTGTGTAAGTCCGAAAAAAGAAAAATCAAAAGAGGTCGATTTGAAAGACTTCGTCAAATCTATTTAGGAAAGGAGGAAAATTATGGCAAACGGAAAACCGTTAGGTTATATGAAGGCTATCTTAGACCTAGACAGTTCCGCCTTTTCTAAAGGACTAGAAGGTGCTAAAAAAAGCGTTGCGTACAATATGAAAGCCATGCAATCACAGATGAAAGTAATGAATTCATCGGGTGATAAACTGGGCGCTTTGCAAACAAAATACGACGGACTTAGCAAAACGCTTAGCTCTAACGAAAAGTACATGAGTAAGTTAAAGACTCAGTATGATAAAAGCTTCGACGCGAATGGTAAAGCAACGGCTTCCACTGCTAAATATGCAAATGAATTGAATCAAGCGATTGCTAAGTCTGCTAGTTATGAAGCTCAGATGAAAACTACTACAGGACAAATTGCCCGCATGAAGGTAGAAACAGAAGGTGTAACTGGGAAACTTAAAGCACAATCTGATCAGTGGATTAAGTCAGGAAAGAAAATTGAATCTTTCGGTAAAAAAATGTCTAGCATAGGAAGCACATTGACCATGTCTGTTACAGCGCCGATCGCTGCTGGGTTTGGATTGGCTACTAAGAAGGCTGTTGATTTTCAAACTCAAATTGGTGAAATTGGTCCATTGTTGACCAACGGTGGGAAAATGACAACCGAATATCGCAATCAATTAGATCAGATGTCTGATAGCTCGAAAAAATGGGCGAAGGAATATGGCGTTTCTACTACTGAAATAAATACTGGTTTAGCAGAAATTGTTCGTAAAGGCTATGACGCGAATCAAACGCTTGGTGTAATGCCTTCTATTTTAGATGCTACCAAAGCATCCGGGGATGACTTCAACGATGTAATGAATGTAACTACTGAGGTAATCAGTCAGTTTAATTTAAAAGGCAAAGATTACAATAGTACTGTTAAGAACGCAACACGTGTGACGGATGCGCTGACTTATGTGGCTAATGCAACTTCTGCTGGTTTCTCAGATTTAGGACTAGCAATGGGGTATGTGGGACCAGTAGCGAATAGCTTGGGCATGGATGTAGAAGAAACTGCTTCTGCAATCGGTCTGCTAAGTGATGCTGGTATCGGCGGAGAAAAAGCTGGGACTGCATTACGTGGAGCATTAACTCGTTTATTGAAGCCATCAAAACAAAACATTGCCGGATTTGAAAAACTAGGTATTTCTGTAGATGAGTTTAAAAATGGTACGTTAACTCTTCCAGACATGCTGAATAAGATTAAACAAAACACTGAAGGTTGGACGGATGCACAACGTACATCTGCCATTGCTTTAGCGTTCGGTACCGAATCTCAATCAGCAATGAACGTATTAGTTGGGCAAGGCGGTGACGCGTTAAAAGGGTTAACTAAAGAAACTTATAACGCTAACGGAGCTACTAAAGAAATTGCAAAATCAATGAATGATTTACCAGCTAATAAGGTAGCCCGATTTAAAGAATCGTTAAATGTTTTGGCCATTACTGCTGGAGAGAAATTGCTTCCAGTGTTTACACCTATACTTGAGAAAGCAACTCAGTTGATCAACAAATTCTCTGAGTTGGATGATGAAACTCAACAGAACATTCTTAAATGGGGCGGCTTAGTTGCAAGTATTGGACCAGCTTTGAAAATTCTGGGACCAGTTGCACAAGCAATCGGTAAGACTAAAACGGCTGTTGGCCTTCTTAGCAAAGGTATTGTTGATTTAGCGGCTAAAGCAGCTGAGAAGAAAGCAATTGCAGGGTTTAGTACGACTGTTGCATCAGTAGGTACTGCTTCTGCTACTGCTGCTGGAACAAGTGGTGTGGCTGGGTTAGGAGCGTCTATCGCTGGCTTGGCAGGGCCTATTGGAATTGGATTAGTAGCATTAGGAGCGGTGGCCGGTGCTGTTGTTGTAGGTAAAAAAGCCTACGATGATTATCAATTATCTGGTGGCAAGTGGGGAACAGAGGTTACTGGAACCCAAGACAAAGTAATAACAAAATCGAACGAGTTAAAAGAAAAAGGCGTTCAGTATATGAACGAGTACCAAGACGGTGTCAATACCAATGCTGAAAAAATCAAAAAGGCAAATAAAGGTATTCAAGACGCGATTGAAGGAACGCTGGAAAAAGAAGAACAACGTCGTGAAAAGATTACTAAATTAAGCTTTTTGGATGAAGAAACAAAAGCTTGGTATGAGCAAGTTATTGCTGCACAGAAAAAAGTTGATGAGAAAACAGCCGAAACGGTTAAAGCGCAAATTGATAAGATTAACGGAATATACAAAAATGCTTCTGATAATAATCGACAATTATCTGATCAAGAAATGCAGTATATTAGATCGTCATACGCTAACTTATCTGATGATCAATTAAAAGCAGCTGGTTTTACTAAGTCGCAGCGGTTGGCAATCGAAACAGCTTATCAGGATGATTTGTCGAAGTTGAGTGAAAAAGAAGTAAGTACACGAATTAAAACGTTAGAAAAATCCTTGGATAAGGAAAAGACCTCTTATGATAAGCAACGTAAAGAGATTGAAAGTAACGAAACTCTTAGCTCATCTGTCAGAAAAAGATTATTAAACGATTTAAAAGAAAATTATAAGAAAAGCACTAGTGAAATGATTACGGCTCTTGGTAATCTTACTGAAAAATCAGGATCTTCATTAGATTCGGTTTGGTTCAAATGGGAAAAGTACGGATACAACGTTGAAGAAGTGACTGCATTAGTGTCTAGCAGCGTCAAAGATACCACTAAAGACCTAAGCTTATTCGCAAAAGGAACTTCCGATGCTGATATGCAATGGAACGCTTTAAGTCTTGATCCTAAGACTGGTGAAGTTAAAACAAACATGACAGATGTTTTAACTGAAATCGCTCAGACTGATGATGGTTGGAATCAGCTCAAATTCATGGTTAAGGAAGCCAAACTAACTTCTAACGCAAAAGAAGAAGTTGCAATTGCTATGGGGGAAGCCGGTAAATGGGATCAGTTGTGGTTGACCGAAAAAATGTTATTGGTCAATGGCGATGAAGCAAAGCTAGAGCTTTATGAAACTATCAATGCTATGGGTGCGTGGAACCAATATGTCTTAGATCGAAAAACGTTAGGTATTGACAATGCGGATGCAGTTTATAAGTTATTCACCACACAAGAGCAAATCAATCAGTGGAATACTCTACCAGTAAATCAGAAAAAGTTATTAGCTGACAATACAGACTTAACAGAAAAGATTTTTGCTTCAAATGAATCCTACACCGCTTGGACTCAAGTTCCAGATAACGTCAAATATATGCTTGCGGATAACGTTGATTTAAAAACGAAACTCACCGATGGAACAATCAGTACCGAACAATACAATCAGGTATTACCGTTACTTAAAAAAATGTACGGTGATAATTATGACGTAACGACAAAAACAGCAAAAGCTAAAAATGAAATTGATGATTATAACAAAAATCATCATCCAGAACAAAAAGTGTTAACTGGCAATAATGCGGATGTTTTAAATAAAGAAAAGACTGCAAGAGATGAACTGAATCAATATAATGGCGTTCAAATTCCGGAAAAGAAAATGGTCGCTAAAGATGATGTAACTCCAAATGCGGAAAAAGCTTTAGGTTCTTATCGAGAAGTTGCGAACTTACAAGACAAAACAATCAGCTTCAAATTGACCGCATTTTTTGATGATACTTGGGAAAAAGTTAAAAAGGCTTTTAACCAAAAAGGAAATAACCTTACAGGAAAATATGCTAAAGGCACAAACTATCATTTAGGCGGGTCAGCCATTGTCAATGATCAACGTGGTTCATTGTATAAAGAACTAGTCATCCCTAAAGGCGGAACGCCATTTATTCCTCAAGGGAGAAATGTTTTATTACCTGATTTGAAAAAAGGTTCAAAGGTTTTGAATGCTTCTAAAACAAAACAACTCATACCTCGCTATGCCGGTGGTATAGGCGAAGTGATCACGCAAGACTCTGAAATTACGGAACTTATCAGGGCCATAAATGAATTAATTCTGACGTTCAAAACTATGCAGCCTCAATCTATAGATTCAAACACAGTTGGAACGATGACTGAAAAATCAGTTATTCCAAATACTCAAGGAACGACTGGAATGGCTTCGATAACACCAGATCAGCTATTGGCTCAAGGAGAAGAGTATACTGCGATCGGTACAATGTGGATGACAAATCTCATGAATGGATGGAACTCTATTGTTCCTACTTATATGAACAGCGAAACGATTTTCATTTCGAACTATCTAACGCAATTGAGCAATCAAAACAATCCAAATTATTTACAGGGAATCACGTGGAATAGAAACTTGATGAATGGTTGGAACAGTTTAACAGGAACATTTATCAATCTAATCAAGACCTTCTGTAATCAAGCGATGACAACACTTCGGAGTTACAATGCGCCTATGTACAACAATGGCCGTACTTGGCAACAGAATAATTTGAACGGTTGGAACTCGTTGTATGGATCGTTTATTGCAAGAGTTAACCAGCTGGGAAATGATTCGATTAGTAATTTACGTTCGAAGAATGGCGGTTTCTATAATGCTGGAAGGTATTTAATGCAATCGTTAATAAATGGGTCAAATTCAATGGGCGGCTCATTAGCGGTAACTATGAACGGTGTATCCAATAAAATGACTAGCGGAATTGGCAAAGGTGTTAATGGCGTTATTGCTGGTGTGAATCACGTAATGACCCAAGTGGAGGGAAAATCATTAAAACCTTGGACTCCGCCACAATATGCCAAAGGAACCGACGGACACCCTGGCGGATTGGCAATGATCAATGACCAAAAAGGTCCTGTTCATGAAGAATATGTACAGATGCCTGACGGACGTGGATTTATTGCTAAGGGGAAAGACTTATTAGTAAATCTTCCTAAGGGAGCACAAGTACTAAATGCTAACCTTACCAAAAAGCTTAAAGATAGAACAGATATTCCTCGCTACGAAGATGGTATTGGCGATTTTGATGTATTCGATCTAATAGATGATAAAAAGGTATTTGAAAAATTAGTCAGAGAAAAAATGAATTATGCAGGTATTTCTGAGCCTTGGTTAAACATGACTAAATCATCAGTCAAGTTAATGGTAGATCAAGCATACGGGTTTGTTAAAAAGAAAGCAGAAGAAATGTTCGGCGGAACTGGCAGCCGAGCAGAATTCATGAAGCTAGTTTTGGCTCAAGAGGGAAAACAGTATGTATGGGGAGCAGAAGGACCTGATACATTTGACTGTTCTGGCTTGATCATGTGGGCGCTTAAACAAATGGGCATTTCTTTTCCGCACTATACTGGTGCGCAATGGCAATCCACAGACCATATTTCTGAAAAAGAGGCGGTCCCAGGCGATTTAATCTACTTTGGACCAGGCGCGAGCCGTCACGTAGGAATGTATACAAAACCTGGAGAAATGTTCAATGCTTCCTCTCCAAACGCGTATGGACCAGGAAATGGTATCGGGTACAGCTCGTATGCCGCTCCGGACTTATTGGGATTTGCTAGAATTAGAGAATTGGATGGTCATGGCGGTTTGACTCGATCTTCTGGAAAGACTGGAATCGAACGTTGGAGAACAGCGTTGATTAAAGCTTTGAAAATGAATGGCCTGCCGACGACAAAATCATATGTCAATGCTTGGATGGCGCAAATTGATTCAGAATCAGATGGGGATGAAAAGGCGATTGGAGGTAATGATGGTCTGGCTGACGGAAACGCAACTGGATTATTACAGACTAAACCAGGAACTTTTGCTGCAAATGCTTTTCCAGGACACGGTAATATCATGAACGGTTTTGATAATATGTTGGCAGCAATCCGTTATGCTAAAAATCGATACGGAGCGAATATGCTAGGAGTGATCGGCCGAGGACATGGTTACGAAAATGGCGGCTTGATCAATAAAGATGGTCTTTACAGAGCTGGTGAAGGTAACAAGCCAGAGATGGTTATTCCTTTGACTCGAAAAACAAGAGCTATTGAACTGATGGGTCAGGCTTTGGCTTTCTTATCAGGGGATAATAAAAAGACTTCGAAACAGTCTGCAGGCGTTGATAATACAGAAGAATTAGTAGCACTGATTAAGCAACAACAAAAGCAACACAGCGATTTGATGCGTATTTTGAGAGCGATATTGAATAAAGAAAGTGGAATAACTAAGGAATCAATTGGGAGAGCCGCAAACGATTTGATGGGTAACGATCTAAATAAATTAGGTTACACGATAGGAGATGGCTTCTAATTGTTTTATAAATTATTGTTTAACCAGAATGGGAAAATATTTGACCCACAAGTTAAAGATAAAATAGTATGCAAGGAGATTAAAAGACAAGCTCCTATATACGAAGTTAAGTATGAAGAGTTTGAGGGGACGAATGGAAGCAGAGAATCATATGCCTCCTTTCGTCCTTTCGAGTTAGTTCTTACTTTTGACATATTCTATAAAAATGAATATGACAAAGAACTGATTGTATCAGAACTACATCAAATTTTTATTCCTGGTTTTCAGTATTATGTGACCCATGAACTGAGTCCAGGGAAAAGGTTTAGAGTGAACCCAGTTAATTTTGAACTTACTGAAGAAGAAAATGATTATTCGACTATAGAAATCACCTTCGATGTTCCTAGTGCTTGTTCTGAATCTCTCTCAACCACACTGTCAGAATTTAACTTATCGAATGAGTGGCAGTTCTCACAAAATCTTGAAGCTGCGGATTATAAGTACAGTTTTGATCTAAGCCGTTTCCAAGTATTTAATGCTGGAGACTTTGCGATTGATTCAAGAGAACATGCATTGAAAATCACTCTTCAAGGTGAGTCGCTGGGCAATGCCACAATTTTCAACCGAACGACTGGCGATCGATTTATTTACTATCCTGAATTTTCAACAAATTTAGGACAGACTGTCACGCTAGACCGTGTGTGTCCTAAATTGAATGGGGTTCATTGCGGAATCAATACCAATCTTGAATTAATCACCCTAGCACCTGGCATCAATGAGATAGAAATACAGAATGTTGCAAACGTGAAGTCCACTTGGGATTTCCGTTTCTTGTACAAGTAGGTGATACGATGACAGATATCATCATTCAAAATTATGAAAAGACAAAGAAAGAAATCCTTGTTGATTATGACAAGGATTCTTTTGTTGAAAATTGGCAACAGAATGAAACTTGGGAAGTCAGTTTCAATGTTTCAAGAACTGAAATAAATAGCTATACGTTTGACTTAATTGATTACGAAAATTCTGTTTTATTCAATGGTCAAGAGTTCATTATCAAACAAATGACCACATCAGCCGAGGGTAAAGCTGTAAGTAAAAGCGTTACTGCTACTCATATTTATTACACGATTCAGGACGGTCGGCAGTACGACACAGTGACAGGGACGAGGTCAATTAGTCAGCTGCTAACACACATATTTAATGCTGGCGCTCGTGGGTTTACTTGGGAAGTTGTGGACCCGAATAAGAAATTTTTAACGGTGGAACAAGAGAATTTTGGTAATGCGAACTATCTGAAACTAATCGAAGAAATATTAAGTGATTATGATGCTGTTGTAATTCCAAATAATCAACGTTTGACGTTTTATCCACGGTCCGAATTTGGAGAAAAGATCGAAGAACAAATACGCTATAAATACAATACTGATTCAGTGAAGTTTGATATTGATACGTATGCGCTAAAAACTCAAATTAGAGGTTTTGGTAAGAAAAAGGATGATGGAAATTATTACTTTTCTCCGATTACTTACACGTCTCCCGAATCTGAAAAATGGGGTATTCGTATTCAAGATCCTGTGGAAGACGAACGATACACAGTTGCTGGAAACATGACTGAACGATTAAAACAAGACTTGCAAGACTATCCAGCGATAAGTGGTTCAGTAACGTTGAAATGGCGTATCACACCGAAAAAAGGTGACTACGTGCCGTTTATATATGAACCCCTAAATATAAAAACGTTCATTCAAATAGTGGGAATTAAGACGTACCCTGCATTGCCTAATAAACCACCAGAAATCACTTTATCAAATACGAAGAAAACAATGACATCAATACTAGCGAACTTAGCTAGGAAAGGAGTGATTTAGTGGAACTACTAAAACTCATTAAAAATCGGATTTCAACAGAATGGAAAAAAACGTTCAACGATAATGTGGATATCTTAAATAGAATCATTCTAGGACAAAACCAGAAAATCGATGTGACGAATAAGCGCATTGATAATGTAGTCTTGCATAGTGGTGGTGATTCGCCAAACGAAGTAGTTGACGCGCGAGTAAATAATAAAGGCGAAACATTCGATACTTTAGAAGACCGCCTACTTAACGCTGAGAATGTGCATGATTTGGATATCGAATTAGCGAATAAACAAATCTCAGATAATAAAGAC